AGCAGCCAGACTCCAAAAGATCAGAGTCTCCAGGGGGAACGTAAAACCGTTCCCCATCGACGAAAACTTCTCCTGGGAGATAACCTTGCCATCCGGCAGGGTAACCCTTTTGGACCTAACTCTATTTAAGAGGCAGGCCCAGTCCAGAGGAAGAAGCTCGTACACCAGCTCGGTCGAGATGGTGTCGGAAGCGGACGACAGGTCTAGGGTTGCTAATTCCCCAGTTAACGACCCTTCAAGCGCCCTACGCTGATTAAGCGTTTGGTCGTGAATGTCGATACCGAACGCGGCAAGCCGTCGATCCATGTATTTTCCGAGGCCAAGCTGAACGAGGACGTTCAGACCGGGCTCCGTACAAATAGACCTAAAGGACTTTGCGTTCTTCGGGACGAAGCTCAACTTCGAGGTTATTAACTCTACCTCGACGAGACTCCACTCCTCGCCGTCTTCATCGATGCGATCAAGCATCGAGTGGACGTCAACTAAGTGGGGCAGCTCCTCTAGTATGAAGGGTATCATAGTAGAAAGCTCTTCGCTACACTGAAGCTTCTCCGCAAGCTTGCGGCGAATAGAAGCTTCCTTTCGTCTGGTTGCACGCGTGGCACCAGGTCCGAAGTGGTAGTCTAACTCCCCGATGAGGGGAACATCTCCTAAAACGCGCGCGATTTTACGCCGTGCAGCATGGAACACTGCCGCGACGCGGGGTGAGAAGGTGAACTCACCCCGACGCGCCTTCCGGAAAATGTCGTTAGTTTGACGACACAGTTCTTCGGCTTCGAGAAATTTCCGAAGCGCTACACTCTCCCGGTCAAGACCAATGTCAAGGTCCTGAACCTTCTGGAAGAATGCAAGCGCTTGACGAGCGTGGTAAACCACGTTAGCCGTCAAGCCTTCCTCTTCGTAATTGAACTCGAACTCACAGAGTTCTCGGAGACACCCCGAAGGGTGTTTGCGGTTGCCGATTATCAGTTCGGCTATCCGCTCACCGATTGCACCGCCCTCCCGGGCGTGTGAGAGTGCTAGTTCCCGATAAAGATCAACAGACTCTTCCGGGGACAATTCCTCCAGCCAGTGCGATAATTTTCGCATGTTTGCTCCATAAGAGTATAATAAGCTGGACTAAACGAACTATAGTCCGTCCAGGGGAGTGACAGGGCCAAACTAAAAGACCCTGGGAACATCTCAACCTGTCCTGCCCTCTCGGGCAGGGTTCAGGTCACCGCGATCAGCTGATCAAACAGCTCGGGCGCGGGCCCAGACGTCACCGGAGCGACGCTGGTCGAAATGCTCCCCATGACATTGATCGCGAGTTGCCGTGCGAGACGACGACCCGTGACAATGCCACGCTCGTGGAAGTATCCCACCGTTTCCACGGTGTCGGTATAGGCAACCTTAGGAGGTGCCGTATAACCGGACGAGTTTTGCGCGTTGATTGCTTCCATCACTGGAACTTCTGCGCGCGATGTGACCCGGAAGACACCTGACGAAAGCTTACGCTTCGTCATGGTGAGACGGATTTGAGCATAGTCTGGGACTCCCGCAAGGGACTCCTTCCACCGTGCTACTACCGTTCCATCAGGCTGACGCTCGATGGATTCCCCCACAAGAGTGTGGGTAACTGGGGTCGCTGCACCGTCAAAGACGGTGATGTTGGCTTGCTGTGACATACAGTAGCTCTCGGCCGGAATACCGGCAATGGTTACAAAGTGGTCTTGTGCAAAGAGACCAGTAGCACGGAAAGGCACTCTACAAGAACGTCAGCGTAGCTGTGATAACAGCGCGATAGCGTTCACACAATGCTGCCAAGAGGCAGCCTTGTCCAGTCCCTTAAATTTGGGAAGGGGTAGAGCAGGAGCTGAACCAACTACTCGTGTATAGTCGCAGCCACGCAGTTCATAATCGTCTGCGTCGAAGATCGGGCTAGAAATCTTCCCGACATTGAACTTATGCAACGTTGAAGTCACATAGGTTCCAGCCACACACGAGCTGACCGCACGAGCGTCCAGGTACTGACCGATAGGAATAAACCAATCGATCACAAATGACCAAGGGAGTAACTCCCAGGCCACGTTCTCTGGATTCAACAGCCCTAACTGGGCTGCGGTCGATGGCTTCTCGGTGACATGAACTGTCACCTTGAAGATTGACTCACTAGCTACCGACCAGCCATAAGTGGCTAGGTAGGGGCCTGGCGGTCCATTTAAAGCAGACCGCCCAGAATAGCGAGTCACCTTCGTAGATGCGCGATAGCGCATCGAGAAGGGAACCTCAACTGCTTTTGCAAGCATTTGAGCTGCCCCCTCTACATCTTTAAGTAGGGGGAGCCATCCGTACTGGAGTTCAAGCCAGGCGGATGAAAGGGACTTGTCACCAAATTTCCCTGGCGACGAGCGGCGATGCGTCCGGGCGACTCGCGTCGTTCCGGAAGTAAGGGATTGTGCTGCTTGCAGCACGTTCCCCTTCTTTAAGTAGCGCAAGGAAGTATAAATCCTATTAGCGCTATCCGCAATTAAGCCGAGAGTCTGATGACTCTCCCCTAGGAACACCGACGCATTAAAGTCGGAGCCGAAGATCGATTCCCGTAGCTTAGCTACGGTTTTGATCTGCGCGTTCGAGTCGATCAGACTTACATCGCAGGCAGTCCCATCAGTGTGTTGGCCAGGGGCCCATGCACTTTGGAACAGACCTACGTAGGAACCATCGGAGGTGCGAAAAGCAGCCTTCCGGTCATGGTTCCCTCTGACGCTCATAGTGTAAGGATGGGGTTCATTCTTTACACGTCGCGGCGGCTTTCCACCACGGGGCCTGATCCAATACGTCTTGCCATCGCGAACGATGGTATAGGGCGTTGGTTTCACATAAGCCACACGGGGTCTATCTGCACCGTTCCACGTTTTATAAATACTATTGTGGACGTTCGCAGTAATGGTGGAATTGTCCCAGGAGCCGATGGTCATGGCCTCGGGCCCCCTTCGGTCCATGAGGACCCGGTACTCTCACGAGTATCGTTTGCAGCGTCCCTAGAAGGGAAAACAACTGCATGCGTGTCACACCATAAAACGTGCCTTTTGAGCGCGTCCTCGTCAAGCGATTCAAGGCAATTACGCCGTGGGTCGGTGATGAGATATGGCAAGTGGACCTCCCCTGCATTCGAGTCACCCTTCAAGGGTGAACTCCAGCGCAGGTCTAGATCGACGGGCTCTGGAAGCTCCTTAGTTTCCAGAAACAGCGGACTAGCCGCCTGCCTACCGATCGCACGTCTTGCTCCAGATCGATAAATCGATCTTATCCAGGCGAACATTTTCATACTCGCCTTTCAAAGCAAGATGGTGGAAGGGGGAGCTACCCCCGACCCCCCATACCCTCACGGGTGAAAGAAAGATAGCGACTCTTCCTCTCTGCTAGTTGGCCCTGCGCCAACCTCCGGATTGCATCTCATGTAGATGGACACCGGTCTACCTCGGAAAGGGTAGTGCAATAGGGACCGCGTAATGAGAACCATTAAGCGGTAGAGAAAGACCCTTCAGTGGTTTTACC